ACGTGGTTCCCAGAGTTGTTCTTCTGGCATACCTTTTTCAACTAACACAGTGGCTGCTAATGCTTGATCTGAAATCTTACGGTGCGTTACTGTAGTTGCTAATTTAAAACCTGGGGGTATTACGTTTTCTGTGACTGCTTTGTTGAGCGCGTAGTCTTCGACGTCTGCGGCCCAGGTTTTGAGGTCTTGGGCTTTGCTGAGGACTTGGCTGATTTCTTCTTCGTCAAGGAGGGCTGGGCTTCTAAATTCGAGCTTTGCGATTTCCGTGTTGAAGTCGCTGCGGGCGCGGCACTGCGCTTTGGCGCGGCAGAACTGGCACCATTCACCTGGGAGGAAATCACCGCTACCTGCCCACGCTTTCTTGGCTTTGGGTTTGACGAAGTAGTTGGCCCAGTCGATAAGTTTACTGATGCTGGTACCATCGGTACTGATACTGTCAAGTCGGGGTTGATGTATCGTGTAACTGATTTCTTTAATGTCTGGGTATTCTTCTTTGAACTTGGAGTAGGCTCCAAGTGCGTAAAGTCGTAATTGCGTGTTGTCTTGCGCATGTACTGGAACGCCTTTTCCGAACTTGAGGTCAATGACCCGAACGGAGTGCTTAGAAAGTATAACCACATCGGCTGTACCAAAGCCGTCAGGAACCCAGTCACTGAAGTCGACACGCTGTTCAAAAAGCGGCGTGTCGCCATCACCAATCTGAGAACGAACGTACAGTACATAATTATCAACGTTAGCTTCAAAATCTTCACGTTCATCGGAAGAGTATGTTTTGTAAATTGGGTGTATTTTGATAAGCTCATATTCTCTTTCATATTCGTCATGGCCAATTTGATTATACTGCAATCGCAGTCTGATTTCTGCCAATGAATGGGCAAGTGTTCCTTCGGCAGAGAAGTCTATGCCTTTGGAATTGCTTTTTTGTTCCGGTAGAGTTGCTTCGAGTCTGGCGCTGGGTGTGCAGGATAGCCACCTTTTAGAGCCTGAAGCAGATAGGAGAGCGTGAGCAGTCATGTTAGCCTTTTTAGTCTGATTAGAATTACTTATACTAATGCAAAACTAAAGGCTTGTAAAGCCCTAAATTAAATATTTATTCTTTTAGGGCGGAAATGAGGTTTGCTATCTCTTTATTAAAATCGACCACGACTTCGACCTTGGCATCCACTTTGGTGTCACGGGTTTCGCGGTAATCTTCTTGGAATTGGCCTCGTAATGCTATTTCGGCCAAGCGGCTGTTAAAGCCTTTGTTGTTGACGTTGGCAAGGATCTCACGCTCCCAATAGGCTTGGCTATGGGTTACTGCGGTAGATAGTGCATCGGCAAAGTCTGGATGGTTCTTCTTCCAGGTTGCTGCCACGTCTTTATTGATGCCCAGTTCTGAGAACATCATTTTTTGGGATGCGCCTTCCTTACCCATCTCGATCATACGATCGCACATGGACGGCACAAATACATATTTTGATACTGGTTTCTTAGCTGCCACACTTCCACCTTTTTAGAGCTGCTGCTTTGCGGGTTGGTTTGCCATTCTCGTCCTTCATTGGGCCTTTTACGCCACTCATGCGAGCGCAGAATGAATCTTTACGTGCTCCACCTTGAGGCTGTGGAGCTTTTAAATTTGAGCCGGTCGCGGCATTAATCTTAGCCCGGCCTTTTGCTGTTAAGCCAGCACCTTGAGACGCTGGTAACTTTTCACCGCGGCCAACTGCCAATGAAACACTACCGCCTTTTTTCATTGTTGCTGTCTTGGCTGATTCTTTGAACGCCGCAGCTGTTGGGGCACCTTTAGTGCCGGGCTTGCGCATGTGTTCGCCTGAACCGCGTTTAATGCGTTCTTGCTTTTGATGAATATTATAGTAAAGACCTTTTGCAGCGGCCATTATACTGTTCCTTTTAAAAATTTTGAAATGTCTTTGCAAAGATTAACAAAATTATCTAAATCAAAGTCAGATTTCATTCTATTTACTGCATTGCACACCAAAATGGTGTTGTCTTTTGTGTATCCTACTTTACTATCAATTCGCTCAATAGATACGGTATTTAATTCACCATGTTTTAGGGTCATTTTTCTACCGGAATAAGCACAGATTTGAGATTGCCTGTTCCAACAATCTACTATGTCTTTAATTTCTAACTGAAAAACTTGTTTTCGTTTAACTGCACTTTTTCTTGCATTTTGCAAAAATATCTTTGCTCGGCCTTCAATCGTAGAGTTTACTTTATCCCTTGATTTTTGGTTTCCGATGTTGCAACATGCTTTACACCAGCTGTGTAATCCATCTTTTGTTTGTTTATGCTTAAAAAACTGATTGCTGGGTTTTGTTGTTTTACACTGACTACAAGTTTTCATTTGAGCCTCCATGCTCTTTAAAGGTGCCGCTAGTCCTGATGGAGCAAGACAGGTATGCCTACCGTTCGCGACGTTGATACCAATACAGCTGATGACTTACCTGCTTGTGACGGCACCACTTAACTGGTACAGGGTGTGGCTCTAAATCATCATGTGTATTGGAACTAGGCAGGAAATCCCAATCTTGGAGTTGGTTACCTACGGGTCTGGTGATATTAAGTGCCGATGCCTCCGGTCACACCTTGCCTAGTCTTGCTACTTAAAATATTACTGAAACGCCAGTCATTTTCTTGGCGAGGTTAACTAGTTCTTTGGTTGTATTGCCACTAACGAAACTATTGATTTCAATAGCTTTGTCAATGATCTCTTCCATTGTTGGAAATTTTGGAGCCAGCTCTGTGGCTTCTTTTGATGTCTTGTTTAGTACTTCCCACGCAGACATATTGGCTTCGTGTTGCTTAACCATAAGGTCTTTAGCTGTGTTAAATACGGAAAAACGTAGTTCAAATGGATTCATGTAATTCTCCTGTGTGTTGTGTGTAAAATAGGCCGTTCAAGGCGTCTCCCGACGAGCTTTACTTGTCCTATATCTACTAATGCAAAAAACAGGGAAAAACCGCCCTTATTTGTCGTTTGGAACGATAATAGTTTTCATATTGGCTTTGCGTTTCTCTTCAGCCTCCATGGCCTGTTTAAGATGGGGCAACATCTCATTGACCATTTTTAGGGTAATACCCAACGCCTTTTCGCGGTCCAGCATTTCTTTTTCTTCGGAGTCACGGGCCACGCGCTCGTCAATGGCTTTTTGAACGTCATTGCCAAAGCCTTTGCTACGTAGCACGTCACGTAACCATTTCTCACTCATTAGCTGCGTCCTTATTTGCCTTTAACACAGCATCTAAGCCAGCCTTAGCTTTTTCAAACTGAGGGGCTACTTGCATTTGAATTGAGTTAATTGGCCCTACTGCATCAATGAAGGGTAATTTAGCCAATGCATTTAACATGGCATTGATTTCTTTGACTGTGTACTCCAATGTAACACTTACTTCATCCAAGGGATTATTGCTGGGTTGTTGCTGTTCGCTCATTTTTTACCTTTCTTTTGTTTAACTGGAAAATCTGGAAACATTTGTTTCCGTGCTGCTAATTTAACTGGATCAGTACAATATTGGTCCAATTCAAACTTACGACAATATGTGTCCATCAATTTTTCCATGCGCATGTCATGCAAAACTTTAATTCCCCACAACGCATTGGCTACATCATCTTCTGACATAGGTACTGGATGATCACCATGGTGTTTATATAGTAAATCAATATCATCTGCTGTTTGCCAAGCCACCATAATGGCTTGTTCTAAGTCGTATCTATCGCTCATTTCTTTCTCGCTGCTTTAACTTGTTTATCAAATTCACCGTGTGCAAAGTACCATTTACTAAGTGCTAGAATTGCACCCGCAGTTTCTTCATAGGCTATTGCATCATCTTCATGCAAATAATTATTGTTCTTACTGTGTTTCTTTAAATCATCAGTAAGATGGACGTAGTCTTTTACCAAAGCGCTTTGGACAATAACATCTACCATGTCGTCATCGATTTCAATAATCATGTGCGTATTCTTTCTTTGTCTGAGAACGGCATGCACTGAGACGCCGCTAAAGTTACTTCTGGTTTAAACGGAAGTTGCTGAAAATCGGATTTCATTTTTTCACAACTGTTTTGGGATACTGCAACTTGGCTACTCATAAAGTCGCATTGACTTGTCATGCACACTACGGCAACAAAAATAAATGAGTTCATTTTCCACACTCCGAGTCTGTCATATATGTATGAGGTCCTGTGTTTTCAAAAAATCTAGACGAATTTGTTCTTGTACGTTTGTCCAGTTCACGTTGGATGTACCAGATGGCTTTGTTTAAATCTTCAATGGCATCTTTCTTTAAATCACAACGCCAAATATACTTTAACGCATTACCTAAGTTAAAGCCCATGTGTTCTGTAACTTGAATGCACTCAATTCCCGATGGATGGTCGGTGTAGTGTTTAGGATGATTAACTGGATCGTTTTGCATGTCTCATCTCTCTAAGTTCTTTTTCCATAATTTGTAGCTCCGCCTGGCTGTCACATACCCAGATTCCCAATAAATTTTCATAGCAACTAGTGTCGATATCCTCCACACCAGAAAGGGTTTCCATAACATAATTGCCTTTGTATCTATGCTCCACAATGAAATGACTCATAGTCCAAATTCCTTTTTAATGAACTCTACACCTTTGTCAAAATGATAGCGCCAATACTTTTCAGTTACGCCTAAATCATTATACCCTTGGCCATTTAAAAATGCAACAAAAATAGCGCGTTGTTTTCTTGGCATGCTGTCATTTATTAGATTGCGTATATCATTAATATCTTCTTGATCCCAGGGAAACCAACCATCAGCCAGTTGGGCTGTGGTATTTTCCAGTTCATCTTGCTCTAAGGGATCTGGGTCTTCATCGGATAGTCTTGGGGTTACTGCTTTGATTTTACTTTTTGTCATAGTTTAGGGCTTCTAATAATGCCTCTTGAATATTAATCTTACCAGCTAATACTTTTACTACATGTTCATCCAAACTATTATACACTGTCAGGTGGTGTATAATAACCGGCTTTTCTTGCCCTTGGCGATAGATGCGGGCATTTGCTTGGATGTAGTTTTCACTGCTCCATGGTAGATCGAACCAGACCGTTTGTGCTGTGTCTCCAACGTTGCACTGTAGATTAAGCCCGATGCCCCCAGATTGTGGGTGTGCGAGTAGCATACGAATCTCGCCACGACGCCACGCTTCAATGTTGTCATCGTCCAGCACCACCGCCTGTGGGAAAGTAAGCCGAAGCCTCTGTAGAC